TACCTATTTCTTCTAACTTAGCTTTTGTCATTTTTGATAACTCAGCTTTAGTTAGTTTCTTAGCTTTCGCTGGGGCCTTTTCTTTCACTTCGTTCTTTAGTACCAAAGGTTCTGCTTTGGGAGCTTCTGATGAAGTGAATAGCTTTTTAATCCAGTTAAACATATTAGTCTCCGTTAATGAGTATTATTTAAGTCTTTTAGTAAGCACCAGCTAAGGTTTTGATTCTTTCGAGTTCTTCGATTTCTTCTGCGCCTTGCTCTTGTGCCGGTGCCATACGCTCTACCATTTTACGAGCAACTTGTCCTGCATGTTCGCCGAACTTCTTGTCTACCATAGTAGCAACACCTTCTGGACCTTTTGGAAAAGTACCACTTTGTCTATCGTACATGCTTACAATAAATTGTGCTACTTCGTTAATATCATATGACTTGCCATCAACTTCGAAAGACTTTTTACCAGCTTTTTTGGCTTTATCCATTGCGCCTGAAAACTTGTTGCCTTCGCCAAAATCTGGCTCATCTTGTTTTTCAATATGATTGCCTTCGTCATCAAAGTCTGTGTCAACCATATCAATTGCAAACATAGCATCAGCTGCGTCATACTTGCCATTTCTAATTGCATCTTTAACTTTGTCTTTTGGCATTTTTAATTTGTGATCTTCGTCTGTAAAGTCACCTAAAATTTCTTCAGCACCAATTAACGCATCACTTACTCTACCTTCTTTTTGTGTTCCTTCGTGTTGTTTATGATCTGCGTTATCGTATGTTTCTTGTGCGTCCTCTTGACATGCTGCCATTAACTCGTCCATGTCTTGCATTTCAAGATCCATGTCAGCATCAAAACCTAATTTACTGTTACCGTCCATTTGGCAATCAAGTGATATTGATTTAGGATCAACTACAATTCTTACTGGTCCGTCATCGCCTTCAATACTTGCTTTATACGATACAGTGCAAGGTGTCATTTCGCCGTCATCGCCTGTTCCTTCCCATTCAAACTCGCCTTCGAACTCGTCTGGCATAAAACCTTCTTGTTGTGGCTCTGCTTGATCAGCACTTACTGCTGGCTCATCAACCATATCACCAAAGTCTAATGCTTCTAGTTGCTCAGGTGCATGTTCTTCTACCCATGCTTTAACAAGTGGACGAGCATCGCCGTTTGGATCTTCCTTTGCCTTCATTTTAATATCGTTAAACAGTCTGTTGTCTTCGATAATACCTTTTAAACTTTGAATAGCATTTGTGCCATCTACGCCTACTGGAAAGTCTTGGCTTACTAATTCATTTAGACTTGCAACTGCCTCTTTAATTTCTTCGTCGCTGCCTGCTGTAAGTGGTGAATCTTCACCTAATGCCATTGCCCAATTTTCAAATGCTGCAAACGGATCACTAGATTCATCCATGTCATGTATGCCGTTACCATTATCATCAACCCAATGTCCTCCATTCTCATCGTGTGAGTCATGATCACAATCGGTTGTAGGTTTGTGCATTACATCTCCACAATCCTTACAATGATACTTGTCTGATTCAGTTTTTGTCATTTCGACTATGTCGTCATAGCCTACAATTTCATCTTCTTTCATTAGTCTGTATAGTACAGGAAATACTGATGTTAAATCTTCTTTAAAATTTCTTACTGTAAATTGATCTTTAAATTGCTCCATTACATCATCTGGAACTTCCATTGCCTCTGGTGCCTGGAAACTTTCTACATATGATTCGTAGTGAGCCTGTTTAGACATTTTTGCAATTCTTTCTCTAAGGGAATCAAGTTGGCCTTTGCTACGTTCAACAACTGAATTTGTGTCGGAGTTCATTAAGTCGTTACGTACAACATAGCCTGTGAAACTTTTTAATTGTGCAATCTCTTCACTCATTTTAATAATGCTTTCACCAATTGCATCATATGGAGCACCACCATTTGCAACGTGTCTTTGCATAGCTCTTGCGCCTGCTAAGTGAATGAAAGGATATTTAAATCTTTCACCTTCTTGGTTTTCAACAAACAAAGCAGCAATATTTCTTGATCTATCACCTGGCTTCATTTCTGTATCATCAGCAAGTTTTTTACTGTGCTTAATAATTAATCTTGTATCTTCCAATTTTTGGAAGCTCTGTTTCTTAGTCCCGTATAAGGTGCTCTCGTTCATTTTATTCTCTCCGACTGGTTTTACTATAGTGTCATTATCTGCTTGAGGATTTGAATATTGACTTAGGAATGCATAATCCCTTTGGTCTAGATTGTCTTTAGCAATGTCTCTAGTATCAAATGCTAGTAGTCGACGCTTACTAAACTTTCTTAATTCTTTTAAAAATCCGTACCAATTGTCTTTTTGTGAATCATCCATGCCTTCAGTAATACCATTTGAAAAGTATACTTTCATTGAATTTGCTTCAGCAAGACTAATACTCACGTGTCCAATGTTCTTATCTCCTTCATTATAATCGAAGTCAAAGAATCTGGCTTCCTCTGGGTTTATAGTAATTGACCCAGCGGCATCTCCTAATTTTAAACCTTTGAATCTGCTTCTAATTTTATAGAACAGATCGGTTGCTATGTTGTTAGTTGCGTCCATATAACTATTTATCAAAATCCTGTACTTACGAAGATCGGCATTGGGAACTGATCTTCCGTCATTCTTTCTGTCATTTTATCGTAAATCTTAGGATCCCAATCAGATAATACGTTAGCCATACGTACAATTAATAACGTTGCGGCCACTAAATCGTCATGTTCACCTGTTTTTGCACCGTACCCAACACCGTGTGCTACGAATGTTTTTAGCTCTGATATAAGCGGTTTACTGTGTATTTTCATCTTATTCTTTTCTAATAAGTTCTTTAATCCGCTACATGCAGTAATCTTTGTTTTGTGTGTAGTGTTAAATCCTTTCCTATAGCGTCTAACATGTCCTTTTCTAATAGGTTCACTTAAGAACAAGCCGTTAAAGTTTTCTTCGCCTATATCTGCAATAACAACAAGTGCTGCTTCGCCAATGGTATTGTTTTCTACACTATAATATATAGTAGGATTTGGATTACCGCCATTTGCACATTCGCTTTGAATGTACTGTAATATTTCTCTTAATGTTCTTACTTGCTGTTGTATTGGTGTTAAATTATGTCGCCATTCTCCTACCTGTTCCATACTAGGCATTTCAAATATTTGAATAGCACCATAGTCACCACCTGTACCTAAACTTGGATCCATACTTACTAAGTATGTTGCTTTAGGATTAATTTTCTTATACCAGCGTGTTTGACCTGTATTCATAACAGGTTCTGATCCTTCTAGTTCAGCCAACTTAACACTATTAATAAGTGTTTCATCAAAGATTAAGAATTCACAATCAAATTCACGTCTAAAACGTTCGTCACCAATCTTTGCTTTTTCTTGTGCTGCCCAGTCGTCATCTCTATCTGGATGTTCTGTCCAAGGAGCAAAGTAAGGAAAAAATCCGTTAGTACCTACTCCCATATCATTACCATGATCGTCAAACTTTTTATTTGCTTCTGTCCAAATCATAGCAAACTGATCTTCGTCTGAGTTTGGTGTACTTGTAACAATCGCTTTACCACCTGTTGACAGTGTAGGAGAAAGTGCAGTCCAAAACTCTTTGGCTTTCTCTGGGGGTTGCACAAATGCAAACTCATCACAGTATATTAATGAAAGTGATTTACCACGTCCAGTATCTTCTGTTGTGGTAGTTGCTTGTATTCTACTACCGTTATCAAATTCAATTGTGTTTCTGTTGTATGTGTAGATACCTGCACGAATAAAATCTGGCAAAGTTTCATAACCGTATCTATATCTATTCATAATATCCTGCGCACCTGTATATTTGTGTGCAGCAATTAGTACTTGTGCTTCAGGTGTAAACATAGTATACCATAATAAGTATCCAGCAGCACATGTTGTTTTACCCATCTGTCTTGGTAACATAGCAACACAGTATCTATTTTCTGCGTATGCTTGTATTAGCTCTCGTTGAAATCCGTAAGGAACAAACTTCATCGAGCCTTTTGTTGGGTGTTGAATAGATAAAAAGTTTTCGCAGAAATACAAAGGTCCTGTAATAGGATCCATACAAGCCTCTAAGTGCTTGACTTCTTCTAACGTATATTTTTGTTTGCTGTGGGCCTTCTTAATCTGAACGCCATCTAAACTCTTTGCCATACTAGTATTTACTCAAAAAAATAGCACCCGAAGGTGCTATTGAATCTTATAATAGCAGTATTATGCTAATTCTAGTGTAGTTTTTACTGTACAAGTAACACCAGTAAAGTCAATTTGTGCTGGTGTAGCACCTGATAAATCAGTTAGTGCAATAATCTCATCTTCGATTTGCTCAACAAGTGTTTCAGCACCTGCACCATCATAGTCTAATGAATCATTTGGTTGCTCAACTACAAGTGCAAACTTTTGGTTTGTACCATATAGTGCGCCACGAATAACAACAGTACAATATTTTTCGACAATACGCATAATGCTTTCAATTGCTAAACCGCTTCCTGTTTGAGCATTTACTGCTGCGCCACATGCAACTTCAAAAACTGTTAAAGTTTTGTTACCGTTGTAATGTATTGCTGTCATGTCAGCGTATGGTTTTCTGTTTTCAGCAACTTTTACTGAGCTACCGCCACCGATTGTTGATTGTGTTAAATCTGCCATTACTTCTCTCCCTTAGCTTCTGCTAAACGTTGTGCAAGTTCAGCTTTAATTTGAGCTCTTAGGTCATCACCTTCTTTTACTTTTTTCATAGGATTGTCACCGTCAGCTACTTTAGGATGTGTACCTTTAGGACGGTTCATTCCACCTGCTAATTTGTTTTGCATATAGTCAATGTCTCTGTGGTCTTCATCAGGCTCATTAGCATATGCTTCTTCTTTATCTTTTTTCTCTGCGTCGTGGTCGTCCATGTCGTGGTCGCCATCGTCGTCTTTGTCTAAACCTTTGATCATATCGTGATCTGCATCATGGTCATCTTTGTCCATGTCCATATCCATATCACCGCCTGGCTTGTCATCATTATCGCCATCAAAGTCTGGAATCAATTTGTTGATTGGCTTTGGCATAGCAATAGTCATGTCTGGCATATCAGGCATTTCTGGTTTTTCAGGTTGGTTAATCATATCTGGATTAACCTTTGTCATTAATTTTAATACGTCTTCGATAGCATCACCTTCAGCACTGATGTTAACATTCATTCTTGCTTTGTCTTTACCTTCTGGTGCTGTCATTGGAGCCTGTGGCATTGGAACTGGCATCTCTGTAACAGGTGCATCAGTTGTATCAAGCTCACGCATTCTTTGCATAAGTTCATTAAAGTTCATTATTTACTCCCTACAGGGCTCTTAGCACCCGCTTTGTCAGTTTTAATCTTAGGAACATCTGCAAAAACGTCTGCTTTTAGTTTGTCGTGTCCTAATTCCTTTTTACGTTCTTTAGCAGTTTTAGATAAGTCTTTCAAAAATGATTTGTTAAACTCATCACCAAAGTAGTCTTTGTATTTGACTTTGCCTGCTTCTTTATATTCGTTGTCGTGTAATAGTGCGCCTTCTCTTTTGTCATCATTAACTTGATACTCTTCAGTTGGGTTGGCACTGTTTCTTACTTTACAATGTTCTGCTGCGCAACCACAATCTTCACAACATGCCTTATGTACTTCTAATGGAGTAATAGGATAGTTTGTAACAAGATTAAATGTAGTTACTTCCATATTAGACAACTCTGGAAAATCCAAAGGAACTTCCGTAACTGGTGTCTTATTCATTTCCTCGCAAGTTACTACTTCTCTAGAAGCCATGCAGGCCTTTAGTCTATCGCAAAAGCCTTCAGGAACTTCGCCTGCTACTTTTACGTTGAAGCTGTATACTTTCTTGCTTTCTGTCAAATATTCATTGAACGTTTTCATACTAGTATTTATTCCTTTCCGCCTAATTTCTTCATAAGTTCGTTACGATCTAGCATAACATACCCAGATCCATTAACAATTTCATTGGGATCTTCGGGTGAATCTTGGTCAAGTTTAAGTTTTCTCATCTGCAAATCAACTGCTTTTAACTTTTTGTCAATTTTAGCAGATTTAGCATCTACTGCATTCTTAAGCATACTTCCAGCAACTTCAAAAATACGTCCACTGTAGCGTACCTCTACATTCATACCCAAATCCATAAGATCATCATATGCTTTCTCAGCTTTATCAGCTAAGTGATCTAGGTCTGATTCACCTAGAGTATCCAATTCTTTTACTGCGGGTAAATCCTTAGTAATGTTTTGGATTGCTTGATAACTTTGATCTACACTTTTTATTTCGGCTTCCATTTCTTCAGCCTTAACTACCGAAGTTTCAACCTCTGTTGGCTCTTCGATTTTAGGCTCTTTGTCCTGTTCTTCCAAATTAAAAAGTTCCTCTAATTTCTTTGTCATATTATTACTTATCTTCGTTTCGGTCCGGTGTGAAAAATATCTTCTTCAGTTACAACTCTAAAACGTACTCCTTTTTGCTTACACCATGCTGTAGCTGCTTCCCATTTTGCCATATTAAGCACATACTGTTCTTGATTGTATCTACTTTTGCCAACATTTTCTCTCATGGTTTGATTTTTAGGTTTAACTTCTATTACTTCTGCATGTTGCTTACCTTTTTTATCTGCGTAAACAATAAAGAAGTCAGGTACGTAAATTGTATGTTTGCCTGTTAATGGACTTCTATAAGGTATTTGAATACTTTCACTTGCCCACTTTGCAACACCTTGGTGCTCATCTAACATTCTCATAAAAACAGTTTCCCAACTTGAACGAGCCATTGGTGTTTTATTACCAATATACTTACTGGGGTTTTTCATTTCAAACTTGCCTTGAGCAAACTTGGGCATGTTAAGCACTCACATTACGTTGTTTTGAGACATCTTCTACCGGTGTACGATAGCCTAGTGTTGAAGTTGATGGTCTATTATTATTTAGAATTTCAGCAACCAAAGCACTGATTTGTAATTGTTCTAAACCTGTAATATCATCTAACACTTTTGTTATAGGCATGTTTTCTAACTTTGCCTGTTTTAATAATGCTGATGCAACAACTGATGCTGCACTATCGTCGAAACCTTTTAATTTAAAAAATCCAATTGCTGCATCATAGTCAACAGCATTATATTCTAAAGGTTCTTTACCGTATTGGTCAAAGTAAAGTCTAGTACGTGCTGCACTATCTTGTATTTCCTTTGCTGGTAAATTAGTAGGCATGTTATGTTCCTATATCCTGTCTTCCTACGCCGGTGCCGCCACGTGTTACTTTTTTCTTTGCAGTAGTAGTTCCGTTGGCTGCATCATTCTTCGGAAAGAATATTCCTGCTGCACCTGATATTGTATTTGAAATTTGTTGTATGCCACCTGGGCTTGTTAAAATATTAACACCTTCATTAATAATAGATTCTTTACTTAATCCTCTAATATTTTTATATGTGTTAACTGCGGCAATTGCTGTACCTAAAAATGACTTAGGACTATCAAATGCACTACCGTTACCAACAGCACCAAACACTGCTTCGAGTCCGTCAAGTACGCCGCCTTCTCCTAGTAGTAATCCTGTTCCTCCTCCTGCTATACCTAGTGGAGATGAAACTGTATCGTAGTGTAAGTTTGCAAAGCCTTTGGGCGAACCTTGACTGACTGTTCCTGCTGTGTATTGCACTGCTTCGTATTGTAATGACATTGTGCTTTCAGCAGTTTCAGAACCTGCTGCCATTTCCATACCACCTGCTGTCCACTGTTGTATTTTTGGATTAACTAGTGTGTAGCCAACAAAGCGTCTACGTCCCATTGTAAAGATAGTAACAGATTTAAAGAAGTCCGCAGTAGATCCGTTATCAAAACCAAATGCATAATTGCCTGTTTCTTTATTTCTATATTGATCTCTATCAAACGCTGCTGTAGGATTAGATCTATCTGCAATGTAGTATCCATAGTATAAAGCCCACATAGCACTTATAACACCTTGGTTATCATCGTGCATAGTAAACTGCACAGGATCATATTGAATTCGTTTATATACGTTATGCTTTTTATTATACTGGTTTAGTGTATCCATTTGGAAAGTAAACTTAGGTAAGTCTACTCCTTTAACTAACAGTCCTGTTTCTTCAGCATGTTTGCTTTTGAAGTGAGCAGCCTTAACTGCTATAGGATCCATTTCAAATCTAACGTAATAATTAAATTTAGTCTTAGGTGCAAGACGCATTGTGTTATCAATGAACAGTCTTGTGGCATGAGTATAGTTACCCATAATACCTTTAGGTTGGGTAAGTCCTGTTGCGAAATCGCCTAAGAATCTTGTGAATTTATTTGCCATACTATTATTTAGCCATAAAAAAAGCCCGGAAAATAAACCGGGCTTCTTCTACTTGATTGTAAAATCTCTTAGCCTTGAGCGCCTGAAGAACCTGTAGTAGATTCACCAATTGTTCTGCCAACGTTTGCGCCAATACCAACGCCAACGCCTTGCTCGCCTGCGCCCCACTGTACCATGTTATCAAAACGTATAGTAAGTGCAACTTGCATAGCTTCGTTAGTAGCGTAGTTAGCGTCACCGTAGTCTACGTTAGTTAGGAAACAACCATACATGTTTGCTGTTTCTAATACGCTTACTCCGTTTTCACTAGCACCGTTACCACCGTCTAGTACTTCAATTTTAGTTGAGAATTTGTAGTCAATACCTGATCTAGCAGATGCTTGTTCAACAAAGTCGAACTGCTTCTGGACCTGTTGGCCGACTAGTTTCTGTACAAAGCCACTAGCATCGTCACGTAAGTTTAATGTTAGTGTTTCAAAAGTATACTTACCTGCTAAGAATACCTTTGAGTTGTACACGTCTAACTGCATTTCTTCAAAACCTACTTTTGGTCTTGAAACATCTACAACCTGTTTAGTAAGTTCTGTTGCAGCACTAACTCCAAATCCTAAAAGTGTCACCCTAAAGCGATATTTTAGTTTAGGCATCAAGAGCACTTGGTTGCCTGCGTCTGTTGGTACTCCAAAGTTGTTAAGTGATGTAATAGGCATTATATTTCTCCTGTGTTCTTGACACGCAATGGAATGTAAATAAACTCAATCGCCTTAATCGGTTCGATAGCAATGTCAACATAAAGTTCATTTCTGTCAACTCTTGCTGGCGTGTTGTTAGTTTCATCACACACAACTGCAAAGTCGTATAAAGCTCTTAAGCCTACAAGCTCGAGTAATAATGACTCAACTGCTTGTTTAACTTCGTCCCTCGTGATCTTATCATTTGGTTCAAAGATATATGGTCTTGCAAGTTTATTAAGTTGTGATCTTAAGTACACAACTAAACGTGCTACGTTAATTCTATCTAAAGCACTTGCATTTCTTGCTCTAGTTTTTTGACCGTAGTTTACAAGTCCTACACCGTTAAAGAATGTAATTGGATTAATTTTTAATCCGTACAGTGTATCTCTTTGACCTTCATTAAGTGCAACTGTTTGGAATTCGCCTGTTGCTGAATCAATATATCCTACTGATGTAGCGTTGCTAATTCCACCACGTCTTGTTCCTGCTGGAGCAAACCATGGAAACGATACTTGGTCACTTAGTGCAATAGTTCTCATCATCATGTGTGATGCTGGAACAACTGCGTTTGCGCCACCTAAGTCAGTTGTAAATCCATTTGGATAAAACGCACCTAAGTATTCATCGTATGTTACAAGTCCGTTGTCGTTATTGTCAACAACTAATGCACTGTTTGATCCGTATGCTAACAATGAAGTTGCATCTGCTGCTAATCTTAATGGTGTGTCACCAATAACAAATGCTGTTAAGCCTCTGTCAATGTTTAAGTTAACAAGATTGCTCATTGTTTCTGTGTATCCAGGACATGAAATTAAGTTAAAGTTTCTTGTTTCTTCATCTCTAATTTCTGAGCTTGTATCAATTGCTGATTTAAGTGCTTGTACAACTACCATACGCTGTGCATGTCTACCAAATGATCCGCTACCATCTTCTTGGTTGCCTGATTGTGTTGACCATCTGTCTGTAGCATAACTTGTCATTGCTTCGTCGCCAAAGCGTGTGTTATCAGCTGTTAAGTCAATATAGTTGTTGTTGTACTTCTTAACGTTACCGCCACTTCTACGTAAGTTCCATAGCAACATTCCTTTTGGATATAGTGCTGGATCTGGAGCATCTGGATCTAAGTAGTTGTTAGTTAGTAAGTCTTTAATAGTTGCTGCTGTGTTACCAGTAGAACCTGCTAGACCGTAACGTGCATCTGCAAACAATACGCCGTCTTCTGTTGTTTGATCTGTTTTATCAACAAGTACCCATGCTAGGTTATTACCGTCCCATCTGTAAATTGTTGGGAAGTCTTCTAAACTTGCAGTTGAAATCCAAAGGTCTCCATCTACTAGTGCAGTACCATCGCTTTGACCTGATGATGCTTTTGGCTCAGTTGCTGAAACAATTGGTCCATCTGGTGAACAGTTAGCGTATCCTGAACTAAAGTTATGGTAACCTACCCAAGTAGTACCATTGTGGATCATCATGTCAACATCACTAAACTCTGGATTGTACCAAAGTTGTCCATCTGCTGGTTCAGCTAATGGAGCGTTACTTGATGCTGCAAAATCATCTGCTGCTAAAGGCTTCCAGTTAGAAGCAACATAGTTTTCACTTGCGCCTGCTGGTGCAGTGTAAAAGTTTGCTGTTCCTAAACCTGTGTTAATATTGAATACAGTAAATGCAGCACCTACTGGAGTATTAGTTCCGTCAGTAATTCTAAAATCACCGCCTAATTTGTGCATAATTTCTACTGTGTTTGAACTTGTTACTGCTGCTTCAATGTTAGTAAAGCCTGCGCTGTTAATAGCACCTGCCATTAATTCTGCATCTGCTGCATTACCTGCTGCTGTAAAGTTCACTGCTATACCAGCTGCTAATGCTCCAGAAGTTTTAACACTTTCTGCAATTGTAAATGTGTTTCCACCTACAGTAAATGTACTTGCGTCTACTACTGCTGAAGTAATTTTTGTTACTCCAGTTGCAGCTCTTCTAAACACTCTGAAAGAAGCAGTCATTGGACTTTCGTCATATCCGCTATTTTCTTCTGCGTTAGTTTGTACATATAAACTATCTGTTGGAATGTTAACACCACCGCCTGCTCTATCTAATGTATAAAGTGCAGATGAGTTGTTAGCATATAATGGTGCAGTATATGATACCCATGAAAGAGTAGCTGCTGACCACTTACTTGCTCTCCAACGTGCGCCGTTGTTTGGCTCAGTTGTTTTAACCCATACACTTCCTGTTGGACGTGGTGTTGAGTCACCAGTTTTAAATTCTGGAACACTTGTATGTGGTGCAATGTGTAGTTCTGGTCCGTAGTATGTTCCTTTTGCAACACCTAAGTCTGCAAAAGTAACTTGTGGGCTACTTAAACCGTCATCAATAATAATAGCATTTGACTTGGATGAATCACCTACACCGTCATCTAAACTACCATCTGAATAAAGATAAAGTCTACCGCTTACATTTCTTGCAACAATTCCTTGTGTTTCTGTAATAGCACCGTTAATAGCTGTTACCAAGTCATCTAATGTGCCAGTTATTTGGAAATTTGTTCCGTTAATAGTAAAGTTTCCTGAACTTGCTGTCATTGCAGTACCAATAATTGTTGGATGGCTAGCTGTCCAATCATTGCTACCTACTTTAACCCAAGAACCTTGTGTTACAGTTGAACCGTTACCTGCGGATTTATACCACATAGTTGCATTTTCTTTACTTGCACTAAATGAACCGCTTCCGTCAACTGTTTCAAATACTACTGCGTAGTCGCCAATAGCACCAACGGATGTTTTAGGTGCACCATTATCAATTTTTGATGCATCATCGTCTGTTAAAACGATAGGTGTTTTAGAAGCAAACTTCTGACCACCTGTTGTGGTAACTGCTGCTCCGTTCCACTCTTGAATTCCAAAAGCACTTGAACCGCTGTTGATCCACCACTTTCCGTCTGCTGGATTCGCTCCCGGAGCAGTTGTAGAACCTTCTAATTCGTCTAAGTCAACATCTGCACGTACAACAAAAGCTGAATTTGAAACGCCTAATAATGAATATGCTGAAAGCAATCCATATTCGTTTAATTCGCTTCCGTGTATCGGAGTGTTGCTCGCTGTCTTTTTGAATGTTGGTACACCAAAAAGATCTACTAATTCTTTCTGTGAGGTAACTTTGTACGCTTTACCTGCGTTAGCTTTTAGCGTTCCAGCTGCTGTAGCCGTTCCCGCTGCGTTTAATTTATCTTGCGATGAAGCAATAACAATTAGAGGAGTTGTACCAGGCTCTGCTGGGGTATAAAACGACTCGTCTATTACTGTTACTTCTACGCCTGGTGATGTTAATGCCATCTTTTTATCTCCTGGTAATATTTTCGTATCAGTCTATTACGTAAACTTGTTGCAATTGTATTTAGCACATCTTATAAAATTTACCCGGTTTAACCATTAGAAAAAGGGGTTGAAAAGGTGTAAATACTAGCATGAGACCTCTTTGTAAGTGCGGATTACGGCCACGTGCTGTTAACTATAAGAAAGGTAAGCGTACCTACTATAGGAGTCTGTGTGAAGTTTGTAATAATCACGGACAATACACAGGTGTACCTAGATGGGCTCGTGCTGGATATAAACAAAAGTCAGCATGTGATAAATGTGGATTTAAGTCACCACATCCTGAAGTATTTAGAGTACTTCATTTAGATGGAAACTTAGATAACTGTAGGCACAGCAATCTAAAGACAGTGTGTGCTAACTGTATTTCTGTGCTTTCTAAAGAAGGTATTAAATGGAAACAGGGCGACTTAACTGCTGACTACTAGAGCTTTTACTTCGTTATATAAGTCGTCAATTTTCATATCATTGTGAATAGTATGGTCAAATTTAGTACCTACCCAAGCCCATTCTGAAGCATGTACTTTCTGTACTTTTAGATCATTAATTGCTATATTACTACCTGCATTTGCTTCAAGTGCTGTGTCATACCATTTAGGCAAACGTCCACGTTGTACCCATATCATCTTACCATTTTGATTCTTAATTGCTTTTACTTCATTAGGAAAACGTACATCACTTACAATAATATCATCTTTAGAATTACGTATTTTGTTCTCTAAACTAGCAATCCAAATATCATCATGAAAGCTCTTACGGCACACTTCAGTACCCCAATATTGCAATACCCACCTTGGTGTTAATGTTGGCATTCCAAGTCTTTCTGCCCACCAAGGATCTACTTCTTCACGCCATTCACGTGCTTCTTTTGTTCTTCCTTCAAGTAAAGTTCGGTCCCATCCAAACACTGCTGCAACTGCATCTTTTAATGTATCAGCAAAACTTTCTCTTCTAAATTCGTGAAAGTTTACTAGATAATCAGCGACAGTGTCTTTGCCGCTACCGATAAAACCACATACACCAATAATCACAAATATACTCTCCTAGTTAATATACTTTACAGTATACTAGGATAGACAGTGAATGTCAAGTATTTTATTTGAATTTATTAAGTCTTCTTACCAAACGAGTTGCTGTATTGATATTTTTGGTACGTGACTGACGTCTAGCCTGTTGAGGGCCAGTTCTAGCACGAGTAGTTTTCATACGTTGTGCTTGTGCAATGTTAGGATGATCCCAACATTTGGACGGGTGTGATACCTGTCTGCTTTTGCGTGGGCCTGATGGACAACGGAACTTCATTTTAACTGTTCCGCCTCTTGCAGTAGACTTACCTCTGCCCCAAACCATACCGTCGTATAGTTCTTCGCCTTCCCACATAAATTCTTCTGCTTTCATTATCCTATAACCCAACTATAACCGTGACCACCCGGAACTTGAGTTGTAAGTTCCATTGTTAGTCTTTCTAAATCTGCTGTACCTTCTGCTTTTAACGATGGTCCGTTTAGAGCTGTACCGCCCTGTGGACCTGCAATACTTGCAAATTTCTCTCTTGCTTGTCCTAACATTACTTTACAGTTTGCTAGTGTATAATCTTTAATCCATTGCCCTGCATATACATCTTGTAAAATTGTATAGTCAGGCTTTTCATTATATGCCCAAAGAAGTACTTGTTCTTCTCCTCTTGGACGCTGCATAATAATTAACTTTTTACTTTGAGGATTCCAAGTAAAATTGATAAACGATCCAAACATCTTTCCAACAAGTTCTTGATACTGTGCAAATAATTCATAAGTTGCAAGTCCGCCCATGTTAGTTGAGCTTAACAAATATGTATTAGTGTATGCTAAGTTGAAAGGTTCAAACACTGTACCGCCTGTACCGTTACCTGTTCTACTACCAACACTTCTTCTATATATCTGCCTTACTTGCTGTATTTCATGTGGCAAAATATATTCGTTTTTATCTTTTTCTAGCGTAAGTGTTATGTAACTTTCTTCAACGGCATTGTCGCTTCGCTGTCGAAAAACACCTAAAGCACGTTTTAGTCCTGTATCATAGTGAATAGGATCTAGCTCGACATCGATCATTCCATCGCCTAGCATTGCTTTACAATAGTCGAATACTTCTTGTTTTGCTGTTTCTATTTGGCTCATATAAGTATTTATGCCTTTCGCAACTTTAGGTAAATAGTTATACGATGCCAAGACTCAGTTTATATAGACCCGAAAAAGGGAACGATTACAAATTTCAAGATAAAACCGTTTGGGAAATGTTCCAAGTGGGCGGTACCGATGTATTAGTACACAAGTACATAGGCCCAGGAAATTCACAGGAAAACACACCATCAACACCAACATATAGTACAGATGATCCTACAAATATTCAGGATATGCTGTTCTTAGAAAATAGAGATCGCAAGTATGATCCAGATGTTTACAGATTACGTGGTGTATATAATGTACAAGACATTGATTTTAATCTAAGTCAGTTTGGCTTATTTCTACAAAATGATACAGTGTTTATTACATTTCATATTAATGATACTGTCGAAAAACTAGGTAGAAAAATTATGTCAGGCGATGTTATTGAATTGCCTCACTTAGATGACGAACATGCTCTTAATGATTTAAATTATGCACTAAAACGTTTTTATGTAATTGAAGATGTTAATCGTGCAGCAGAAGGATTTTCAAATACATGGTATCCACACTTGTACAGAGCAAAGTGTAAACCATTAGTAGATTCACAAGAATTCAAACAAATTTTAGATGGTATAGCAGACCAAGAAGCACTAAAAGGTACTTGGAATGCTGAGTCAACTTACTTCCCAGGAGATATAGTTATTGCTCCTAATGGTGAAAAGTATCAAGTTATATCAGAAGTTACAGGTGTTGAACCACCTAACTCAACTTATTACAAACTTGCAGATACACTCAAAGATATTATGAGTACGTATGAAAAAGAAATGCAAGTTACACAAGCGGTACTTGATCAAGCTGAAGCAGATTCACCAGAGTCAGGTTATGACACTAGTAGATTTTATACTATGCAAACTGACAATCAAGGTAACACAGAACTTGTTACAGCTGACAGTGATGACTTACTAATTCCTAGTACAGACAAAGATGGTAATACATTACTTGATGACAAAGGTAACGAAGTTTATATGTCTGTTACTGCTGACACTGCATACCAAACACCAGAAGGTAATGCATATAAAGGTTATCTAATTGGTGACGGGTTACCAGAAAATGGTGCACCGTTTACACAAGGTATAGCATTTCCTCTCAATCCTATTGAAGGACAATTTCACTTACGTACTGATTACAAACCTACACGCTTGTTTAGATTTGACGGAATACGTTGGAGAAAAACTGAAGATGATGTAAGAATGACAAGAAGTAACTTAGGTCCAAGTCAAGTAGGTGCAGGTAAAGATTTTGCTGGACACGATCCTGCAATAAGTAAAGGTAAGGATTCATTTATTAACAACACAACAGTTAATAATATAGGTGGTAAACAAATTGAAGAGAAACAGAGTTTGAGTAAAGCTCTTAGACCCAAGGCAGACGATTAATGGATTTCTTTTACGACGGACAAATAAGAAGATACGTAACTCAGTTTATGAGAGCTTTCATAGGCTTTAAATATGAAGCAGGTGATAAAACTCAGCAAACAATTCCTGTTATGTATGGTGATCTTACAAGACAGGTTGCTTCAATTATCAGAGAAAATTCTGAGAACAAGTTACCTACTGTTCCTCGTATGTCTTGTTACATTTCAGGATTGCAAATTGATAGAGATCGTTTAACTGATCCTTCATTTGTTAGTAAAATGAGTGTAAGAGAAAGAGACTTTACATTTGACGAAAGCACAGGTGAGCCTAACTACACAGGCGCACAAGGTAACGCATACACTGTTGAAAGACTTATGCCTACTCCTTTTATCTTAACAATGAAAGCAGATATTTGGACTTCTAATACAGATCAAAAATTACAAATACTAGAACAAATATTAGTGTTGTTTAATCCATCTATGGCTATTCAAACAACAGACAACTATATTGACTGGACCAGTTTAAGTGTAATTAATTTAGAATCAACTAACTTTACATCACGTAACGTGCCTACAGGAGTTGACGACGACATTGATGTATGCACACTAGAATTTACAATGCCAATATACATTTCTCCGCCAACTAAAGTTAAAAAACTTGGAGTTGTTAGAAGTGTTATTGCAAACATATTTACAGAGACTGGTGATGTAGCAAATTTAAATGACTTAGTTTATGATGCTACAACAGCACAATCTACTCAATACATGAATGCACGTTACGGTGTGTTATTGTTTAAATCAAACAACAATCAACCATTCGATTATGACTTAACTATTGTAGACGATGATGAAGCAGTAAATGCTTTAGGAATTGATGTTAAAGAACAAAAAAGTAAAACTACAGAAATTGATTGGAATGCTGTGTTAGATAGATTAGGCGGATTTAAAGCAGGAGCAAGAATATACTTTAGACAGCCTACAGGATTTGAAATGGTTGGATCGTATGCTGTTAATCCTTCTAACCCTAAAGTATTGTTAATAACATTTGATCAAGATACTATTCCAACTAATACTACTATTGCTTCAACTGTAAATGGCGTTGCTGCCCGTGCTACTGTTGATGCTATTATTGATCCTTACAAGTTTAATCCTATTGAGAAATGGGGAAGTTATACAGCAATACCACTAGGTACACGATATCTAGTTCTTGATAATATTAACGATAGTGATAACGTTGGACAAAGTTATAGAGAAACTCCATACAATGAAGCGTATGATGGTCCTGATGCATGGAACAACAGGTGAAGACCCTATTATTGTAGCCAATGCTATTATTGAATGGAATGGTACAAACTGGGTTACATTAGCTGATCCAAACACACTAGCAAATCCAACATATTTCCAAAATTTAAAAACAGGCATCCAATATAAATGGACGGGTACTGAATGGCTTAAATCATTCGAAGGTGAATACTCGCCAGGTTATTGGAGAATTGACCCTAACCCAGCATAAGTATTTTAATGCAAAAGAGAGCAGGAATACTATATCTGTCAACAGACACTCAACGAATACTACTAATCTTAGAGAATGAAAAGTGGTCTGTTCCTACGTTTGCAAGAAAAACTTCTGTAATTGATGACAGTTTAGAATTACAAGAAGATTTTTCTAAAGGTAAAATTGTTCCTATTGAATTGTATTTGAGCCAAGATAAAGGTTTTGAATACGGAACTTATATTTGTTTAGTAAAGAAAGAATTTTTAACTACAAAAGCAAATACAATGAGTTGGTGTGATTTAAATTACTTGCCCAAGAATTTACATACTGGACTTAGAAACACATTAAATAATAATCTAATAAGAACAAAAATAGAAACTATTTTGGAGTTACACAAAGATGCTAATACTATCTGAAGAACCTAGATTTCAAAAAGACGTTAGAGATTTTCATGAAAGAATTCAAAACGTACTCGACGAAGCAGAGAAAGCGCAATGCAACGGACTGCTTGAAAAACTTATTAATGTAGTAAAAAAATTAGATGAAGTTCATGCAAACCTTGCATATGATGCAAAGGCTATGACACAAGCAACAGAACAACGTCAGGACATTGCTGTTGTTAGAAAAATGCTTGATAAAAGATTGAAAGATCTTAAATGCTAGATTGAACCAAAACTCTTAATATTAATTGAACCTACCATAGCAGCGTGGCTAGTACACTGATATCTGTAACCACCTGATATTCCTTCAGGAACTTTCCAATATAATATTCCACCAGTTCTTGCATTTGCACTAGAACCTGTAGTTACTGTTCCAGTATCTGTTACATGTACTAGTCCTGTATCGTATGCTGAACCTGCTGCGTTTTGAATTTGGAATGGATGACTTGATGAAACACCCTGTAAGTTAAATGCAATAGTTGTTCCGCTAATTGCATAAATTGTAGGATTGCCCCCAGAATATTGATCAAAACTATATGACGAAGTACCTGAGTGTCCAACAACCAATTGTGTAATTGCTGGCAAGTAAACATCTGAAACTTTTAATCCTGCTGATGTTACATCACCTAAGTCGTCAAAGTCAGTTGCTCCGCCACCTGATGCTGTAATAGTAACACTATCGCCACTTGCGTTTGTTGTAAGTGTAATGTTTGTACCGGCTGTAAGTGTTAGTGTGTCAGTTGGGTTGTCTGCTACAACATCACTTTGTCCTGCTACCATAATAGTAGAGAACGCATTTTGGTTTACATCTCCACCACCGCCGGATGCTGAAGGTGCCCAGTTACTGCCGTTCCAAGAAAGTACTTGTCCGCTTGTTGGTGCAGCAGTTGTTGTGTCAACATCACTTAGTGCATCAATAGACAATGAACCAATTCCTGTAATGTATCCTGCACCGTTAATTAACTGATTGTTATTTGATGGAATACTTGGTGTACCTGTAAGTGAGCTATATGCTCCATCGAAAGCATCTGTAATTCCGTAACCTGCAATTGTAGTTGGTTTACTTGTTATGTCAGTAAATGCTACACTTGTTAAGAAACTTGTAAGATTAGGTGGTGTGTAAGTAAACACACCTGTTGAATCATCATATGCAAGTCCACCGTTACCCGATGCTGTTGCATTAGCACCAACGCTTAAGGCTGTAAGTGCTAATAAACTAGGTTTGTTACTTAGGTTATTATAATTTAAAAAGTATGAACTGTCAAAACCATCTAGTGTATCTGCATCAGTACCTGCGCCACCTGTTGTACTATCAACACCTGGCACCCAAGATGTACCGTTCCACTTTAGAACTTGTCCTGTTGTTGGTACTGTTGTTGTAGTATCTACATCTGATAAAAAATCAATTGAAAAAGGAATCATATCAAGCGTTACTTTATCTAATGCTGCATCACCTACTGATTGAATATTTGTTCCACCTGTAAGTGTTAATGTATCTGTTGAAGCATCTGCTACAACATCTGCACCTGTATCAGTTGAAATAGTTGAAAATATATTTCCGCCTGCTCCGCCGCCGCTTGATGTTAGTGTAACTGTATCTGTACTAGCATTTGTAGTGATAGACATTCCTGCACCAGCAACTAGTGTTAGTGTATCTGCTCCACTATCTGCTGAAACGTTATCTTGTCCTGATACTGCAATAGTAGCAAATGATAGGCTTGAACCACCGCCTCCACCGCCTCCACCAGAGATAACGATATCCCAAGTTGTACCGTTCCATTGCCATGTAACGCCACCGCTTGTATATTGGTCTCCTACTAAAGGACTGTTTGGAAATGCTAGTGCCATAATATTTGTTCCTCTACTGTATTTATGCGATACCTAAGTTTGTGATAGTAACACTACCTTGAATTTTATGTGACTCATCTGTCTTATATTTGTTGTATAATATTCTACCTTCAGACCCCATAATACTAGTAGTATATGCATTATAATCATTTGAAAGCCCTGTTGAATACATTGCTTGTGGCGAATTTGCTTCTATTTCTTGCTTTAATTGTGCTGGTGTTAGTTCAGGCTTTGCTTGTAAATGTAATGCTCCTACACCACATACTTGCGGACATGCCATACTTGTACCACTAATAGATTGCTGTCCAAATGCAGGATCTAATTTATATGGTGTTGGGCCACCTATTTCTGATATCTGTGAACATGCACTAATAATATTTGTACCAGGTGCCCATATTGTTACCGCTGGGCCTTTCATGCTGTCTGGCTTTGTTACATCTTGATCGTTAAGAATTCTACTGTCAATGTTTCCTACGTTAAATGCTCCTGTTGCATATGGAGAAGGAGGTCTATTGTAAAACTGTGTTCCGTAACTAGTCCACGAAACTGTGTTATTATAATCAATTTCTCCTGAAGTTGTAACTTTGTAATAATCATTTCCTGCTGCAATACAGACATGTACTCCTGCATTAATAAGTTCTTCTACATCAGCATCAACTGATGCAACCTGTACAGGTATTTTCCATCTTGAACCTACATAAGGTACAACACCTGTGTTTGCCCATAAGTCGGAAACATTATTGTATGTTGTTCCCCAAAACCAATTAGTTCCTCTGTAACTTCCGCCTACTGGCGTTGTTGCTTGTGGAATATTAGTTCCGTATCCCCAACTCATATTAACAATAGTTGGTCTTTTATATCCTGTGCTTGTAACTGGTTTGTTATTGTGCCATTCTCTAATAACATCAAAACAATCTGAAATAGGAATACCACCATTAGGATCTGCTGTTCCTGGAATCATCTTTACTGCATATATTTTTGCATTCTTTGCCCAACCAAATGTTTTACCTGCAACTGTGCCAGCGCAGTGTGTTCCATGGCCATGATAGTCTGTGTAATGTTCTGCAGGCATTGAGCCACCGCCGCTGAATCCATCATACCAGTCTAGCTCAACTAATCTAGAAACACCGTTAGCATCTTGCCATTCTGGATGCAAGGGTTCAATACCCGAATCTTGAATAACAACATCAACACCTGTACCATCTAGTGGATACAAGTAATCTTCTGTTATTTGTGTAACTATCTGTTCGCCGGAAGGTGTGCTACCATTACCATAGTTTTCTGTTAAACTCTGACAACGTTTAAGTCCCCAGTTATCAATGTTACCTGCGCTGCCGGAACCTCTATAGAATGTTCCTGACTGCCTTGCTCTAAGTGTAATCTCAATATCATCTCTTTGTTCTGGTGGAATCTCAACTGCTATTACTCTGCTGTCGTTAGCAAGTGTAGTTGCTTCATCATCTGACAAGTAATAATGTGTGTTTCTTTGTGAGGCCGGACGTGCATTTGCAATTTCAACGCTTCTGCTTGGAATAGTTTCATCGCCAAATGATGCAACCATTTCTGCATCAAATGCATTAAGATCAATACCGGCTTTTACTGTGACAATATATTCTTTTTCAGCCATGCTTTATACCTATACTAGACTCGCCCAAGCACCGTTTTCATATACCTGTGCTTTATTCAACGTAGAATCATATATCATATCACCGTTCCCAGGCGACAATGCATTTTTCTCTGTTGTTGTAAAACTAGGTAATCTAAACGGAGCACCAGTAACTCTTACACCGTCTTGTGTATCTAAAACTAGAGTTGAACTACTTGTAATTTGTGGCGTTCCAGTATCGGTTTGAGCGATAGTTTTTACTGATAGCGTATCACTAACAGTTAAGTTAGTTGTTGTATGATTTGTTGTTGTGAAATCTGTTACTGAAAATTGTGCTGCTGTGAGCAAGTTATTGACAGTTAAATCGTTTTCAACAGTTAGATCACTTTGCATTAACACACCTGGAGTAAAGTTTATTCCTGAACTGTCACTAGTGTCAATGTTTGAACCTGTGAATACAAAGTTACCAACTTCAGCAGCCGTTGCACCACCTGTTGCTGTACCACTTGATGTGTATGCTGTAAATCCTGTACCGTTAACACTTGATGTTAATCCACTATCAGAATACAAAGCAAACTCTAATGTGCTAGTAATGTTTGCATAGTATTCGTTACCATTAAGTTCTGTCATACCAACAACACCTGTAATAGTTACAGGTTGTCCTTCGTAGAATCCATGTGCAGAAGTTGTACTAATTACAACTGGATTTGCCTGTGTTGCTCCACCAATAGTTGCAGTTATAGCACCACTACCAACTGCGTCTGATGCTGGCGACCATTGTGCGCCGTCCCATTTAAGTACTTGGTTAGTACTTGGTGAACTTGTTGAAACATCTGCAAGTGTTGTAATAGAAGTTGTTGTTAAATCTTGTAATGCACTGTCTGCTTTAGTACCTTGTGCTGAAGTTGCAGCATCTGTAATTCCGTACCCAACAAGTGTTGTTGCTTCGTTTGCTAGTTTAGACCATGCACCTGCATGAGCATAATAACCTTTACCTGTTCCATGTACATGAGCAAACATGCCATGATAAGTTGTGGCGCTAGGTAAATCACCTTCGGTTGCAAATACGTTTGCGTAGTAAACTTTGCCTGTTGTAGTAATATCATTACTACCCATATCTAAGTTACCACTGACTGTTAAACTGTTTAGTAATGGTGGTGTATATGTAAACACACCTGTTCCGTTGTCGTAACTAACTGCTCCGTCACCTGCCGCAGTTCCTTCTGTGCCAACTGAAACACTTGACCTAACTGCTGCTTGATCTAATCCAGCTGCTGGTGCTGCTGCGTTAATCCATGCGCTGCCGTTCCATTTTAAAACTTGATCAGCACTTGGTGATGTAATAGTTACGTTTGATAAATCTTGTAAATTTGACGGAATAGCCGGGTAACCTAATACTGGTTGTACCCATTGGTTACTATCTCCATCATTGATATAGACATACAGTGTACCATTAGTACTGTTAAACCAAATTGTACCTTCTTCCGGCGTACTTGGTGCAGATTGGCTAACTTCGATACTACCACTTCCGCTACCGCCACCAACGCCTGCTGCTGTTGCTTTTGCTGCAAATATTGCGTTAGTAACGTTAGTTAAATCGCCTCTTGCTAATGGTAAACCACCTACAATCTGACTATCGTACAGTCTAATTGTATTATTGTCTTTATCATAGAATATTTCTCCACGAGCACCTGTTTTTCTATCCAGAAATTCTGCATCTCTAGGTACTACACGAAGGTTATTAATGATAGGTAAATTTGCCATATTATGAGTTCATCCACTGTTGTTGTAAAGTATTTATCTGCTTTCAGACTATTCATGTCATTAATAAACTGGCCATAAATAGTAATATGATTATAGAGAACGATATTGCAACATGGACCGGCGTTATGAGACCCGAAGAATGTGCAGCCCTTATTGAATATTATGAAAAATTGAACGACTTGCATTTAACTGCTAGTCGTCAAACTTTAGGAGATAATTCAGCACATAATAAAGCAGATCATGCTGCGTTTCTTCTTGAACAACCTGCATTGAATATGTCAACAGACAATCCTACTATACATACTTTTATGAATAGATTTATTGATTGCTGGAAGCAATATACTGCACATTATAGTGTGTTAGGCGAGTGCGGCGATCACAGAGTTTACTTTATGAAACTTCAAAAAACCCTTCCAGGAGAAGGATATCATACTTGGCATTTTGAATCAGATACAAAAGAAAGGTCAGGTAGAATTGCAGCGTGGGGAATGTATCTTAATACAGTTGACGAAGGCGGAGAAACAGAATGGTTGTACCAAAAGAAGCGTATTGCTGCTACTGAAGGAACCTTAGTTGTTTGGCCTGCAAGTTACACGCATACTCACAGAGGCAATCCGCCATTAAGTGGTGAAAAATATCTTTTAACAGGCTGGGTTGAGTTTTAATGAAAGTAATACCTACGTTTCCAACAGAACTATTTGAATTTAAGAACACAGAGCTTGACAACGATGCTTTGATTCCTTTGTGTGAGCAGTATGCAGATCATGTAAAACATTCTGATACAATTAGTTCTATGAGAAACTTACATGACAAAAAAGAATTGAATCCATTGTTTACATGGATTAATGATTGCATAAAGCAAGTTCACGTACAACAAAAATTTGACTGCGATGGTTTTAAAATTACAAGCAGTTGGTTTAATAGAGCATTGCCTAGAGAAGGTATGCGTTTACAATATCACAGACACTCTATGAGTTTTTTGAGTGGGGTGTATTATGTTACTGAAGGTGCTGCAACAGTATTTGAAGATCCTGTTAAGCATAGAACAGAAGCACAACTAGAAGTACTTAGACATGATTATAGTCCGCATTGGTTTAGTGATGCTGAAGCTGGAAAACTTGTTTTATTTCCTAGTTGGTTATTTCATAGTTCAACTCCACACTTCGGAGAAAAAGATAGATACATTATAAGTTTTAATACAATGCCATATGGGGATATAAATTTTAATCTAGCAACAGACTCTGTTGCAAGTTTAGAAGTACATACCAAGGAAAAGAAATGATTAAAAAATTACTTGTGCTAGGTGGCGGTAATGCTGGACTAATGACTGCACTATATCATAAAAAGTCTATTGACAACTTAGACATTACACTTATTAAATCTGATAAAATTGGAACTATTGGTGTTGGCGAAGGTAGTACTGAACATTGGAGAAGATTCGCTGATGCAGTAGGTATTACAATGACTGATCTTGCAAGAGAATGTGGTGCAACTATTAAGATTGGTATTAAGTTTGAAGATTGGCACGGTGACAAAACCAGCTACTATCACAGTTTAGCAGAACCATATATATTTGTAGATGCATACACAGGTGATGCACATACATTGATGAGATTGATTTCAGAAGGTGTTGATTCTGAATCGTTGCATTGGGATTTACCTATGCAAGGATATGTAAGTCCGCCATTTGAAGATTACTATCAGTTCCATTTTGATAGTGAAAAATTAAATGCATTTTTAGAAAAGAGATGCATTGAAGCAGGTATTAACGTTATAACTACAGAAGTTGTAGATGTTAACATTGGTGACGGGGGCTTTGTAGACTCAGTAGTCGACATAGAAAGACGAACACACACCGCAGACTTTTTTATTGATAGTAGTGGATTCAAAAGAGTTATTGCAAGTAAACTAGGTGCTGAATGGGTAGACTGGTCATCATTTTTACCTATGAATAGTGCTATTGCTTTTCAAACACCACGCCAAGAAGAGATACCACCTTACACACTTTCTAAAGCATTAAGTGCTGGTTGGCATTGGCGTAGTCCTGTACAAGAACGTTTTGGTAACGGTTATGTGTTTAGTGATCAATTTATTTCTGAAGACGAAGCCATAGCAGAAATACAATCTTTATTTTCAGATACAATTAATATAGGTAGAAAAATTAATTTTGTTTCAGGTAAGGTTAATAAGTTTTGGATTAAGAACTGTGTTAGCATTGGACTTAGCAGTAACTTTGTAGAGCCTTTAGAAGCAAGTAGTATTTCAACAACTATACAACAATCAAGAGCATTAGTTGGCGCACTAGCATCTTGGGAACGTGGCGATCAAGCAACTATAAATGAATACAATAGGATATTTGATGACTGTTTAAGTAATGTGTTAGACTTTATTCAATTGCATTATTTTACACAAAGAGAAGATTCAAAGTTTTGGCGTTGGTGTAAAAATGAAATAGAAGTTACTCCTTTTAATAAACAAAACTTAGAAAATTTTAAAAAACAATTTGTAAATCAAATATTATTACCCGAAGATGGTATGCACGGAAGTTTTAGAATTTACGATAATTTAAATTGGATACAGATTATGCATGGATTGCGTATGTTTGATATTCCTAGCATTAAAAAATTATATAATGAGCGTTATAGTAAATATCGTGCAGAAGATACAGCACAATTATCTATGCTACCACAAACTCCAGGTAACGGCTGGATGAAATGTAGAGAAGCAATAGAAACATTAAAAGGAAGGACTACCTATAAGTTATGATAAAATCTCTAACAATATTAGGTGGCGGAACAAGTGGATTAGTTGCAGCACTAACACTTAGAAAATCTCACCCTCTATTAAAATTAAAACTTTTAAGATCAAGTAAGATTGGTATTATTGGTGTTGGTGAAGGTAGTACAGAACACTGGCAAAGATTTATGCACCACATTGATGTTGATGTTCCAACGATTGTTAGAGAAACAGGAGCAACATTTAAAATCGGTATTAAGTTTACTAATTGGCAAGGAGATGGGAAACATTATTTTCATAGTTTAACAGAACAGTTTGCAGCACTAGATCCACTTAGTGAAGCACCTGTTCAATGGATGAGAATGATTGCTGAAAATTGGGATCCTATTGATACTGTTTGGAAAAGAACTGCTAGTAGTTTACATGCTGAACCTTTTCATGATAGTTTTGCTCAATACCATTTTGATACAAATAAATTAAATGAATTCTTTACACGATTATGTGTAGAAAGAGGAATCGAAGTATTAGATGTTGATATTGAAGATGTAATTTTAGATGAAACAGGTAATGTTAAAGAGCTAGTTGACGAAGCTGGAACAAAACATGCTAGTGATTTCTTTATTGACTGTAGTGGATTTAATAGAGTTATATCAAGTAAACTAGGACAAAAATGGATAGACTGTGGACATCAACTTCCTATGAATAGTGCTATTGCGTTTCCTACTGCTAGAACTGAAGACATCCCATCTTATACAGAAGCAACTGCACTAAGCAGTGGTTGGTGTTGGAGAATTCCTACACAAGATAGATATGGAAATGGTTATGTGTTTAGTGATCAATTTATTAACGAAACACAAGCATATGATGAAGTATCGCAGCACTATGAAAAGCATTTAGGTATTAAAGATTTAGAAATAGGTAAACGTGTAAAATTTAATGCTGGATATGTTAACGAATTTTGGACAAAGAATTGTGTATCATTAGGGCTTAGTGCTATGTTTGTAGAACCTTTAGAAGCAACATCAATAGGTTCAACAATACAACAAGTTAATATACTTGTAGGTAATTTATTGTACTATAGAAAAAATGATGATACTGTTGCAAAAAGATTTAATGAAAGAATGAATTTAATTGCTACTAACATTATTGACTTTATTCAGATACATTATCTTACAAAACGTAACGACTCAGAGTTTTGGCGTTGGTGTGATGAAGGTATTGTTCTAACACCATTCAACGAAGAAACACTACAGTCATTTAAAACTGCTTATCCTAATTCAGGACACTTTGTTGATCCGTCTCTTATGTTCAGTTATCTTAATTGGATACAAGTTATGCACGGCTTACATCTTTTTGATTATGATGCTTGTAAAAAGTTTTGGGAAGAAAATTTTGCAGAAAGACACAATGAAAGTTTAACAAATTTAATGAAAAAACAATTAGCAGATTGGCCAGATGAAAAAATTTACACACATCGAGAAGCATTAAACATATTAAAAGATCGTTACTTGGAGGTAAACCATGAACTCTAATACAGTTATATTAGGCGGTGGCGTTGCAGGCTGGTTAACTGCACTACTAATAAAAAAGACAAGACCTAGTATGAATATTACTGTTGTTGAAGATCCTAATAAGCCACCTATTATTGCTGGTGAAAGCGGTACAACTACATTTGTTGATATGTTAAAGTATCTTGATATCGATTTTGATGACTTTGTTGCTAAAGCAAATGCTACACCAAAACTAGGTGGACGTTTTAAAGATTGGTCAGGAGTAGGTAGTGAATTTATTCATTGTTTGCAAACAGATTATGCACCTTGGTTAGATGGATGGTCAGACAATCCTGACGCTAGTGTCTTTAATATGAACTTAGGACAATTTACCGGTATAATAGCAGCTGAAAGGCAAAAGAATTTATATCAGGCTACACTGCTAGGTAATGATGTTCCTTTAGCAGATGCATTCTATGCAAACTATTTTATTAAAGAAAATAAAGTTCCGTTTGGTGCTTCTAAATCAGAACTACCAATTATTGCTATGTGGCACAATGAGAGTAGAGCAACGGCAGCATACTTGAAAGAAGTGGCTCTTAAAAGAGATATTACATTGATCGAAGGCACATACGTAGATGCCAAACAAAATGATAAAGGTGATATAACAACTTTAATTTTAGATGATAACAGAGAAATTGAAGGAGAATGGTTTGTTGATTGTACTGGATTTGCACAGTTACTAATTAGAAAAAAATTAGGAGCAGAATACTCTGATTACTCAGATCATTTTACACACAACTCTGTTATTGCATGGTGGGACGAACCCAAGTATTCAGTAACAACAAATGCAACAGCAATGAAATATGGTTGGCGTTGGAATATTAATTTGCAACACAGATCTGGTAATGGTTACATTTATGACAACAATTATATTACAGCAGACCAAGCATTAGAGGAAGCAAGAAGTGTATGTGGTGAACATATAGAACCTATTGCTTCATTTACATACACACCCGAAGTAGCAAAAGAAAGTTGGAAAAATAATGTTTTTGCAATTGGTTTAAGCAGTGGTTTCTTAGAACCATTAGAAGCAAACGGTATTGCAGTTATTTGCGAGTCACTTTATGCTATGCAAGATTTGTGGGATCCTACTAGAAGAGATCACACGCTGTACAGAGATAGATTTAATCATAGAGTTAATACAGTTTATGAAGATATTAAAGACTTTATTGCATTACATTTTAGAGGACGTAGAGATGACACAGACTTCTGGAAAAGTCATATACATGACCCAGAACGTATTCCAGAATCATTAGCAATGAAACTAAAAGACTGGGATCATTATTGGCAAGGACTTGTTGGTGTAGAGCCTGTTTTTAACGGTTATTCGCCAGCAGCATGGATGCAAGTAATACAGGGATTACATATATTTTCTAACACATACTTTAGCACTGCGTTTGAAGATAAACTTGAAACAGGCAGAAACGTGCTAAATACTAACGTAAAACGCTACAAAGAGCTTGTGGCTCCATTCTGGACAATCGATGAATGGATTAAGAATATTGATAAATAAAGATATAGGAGTTATACAAATATGGCAACTTACAAAATGATTATTAGAAAAGAGGTAGGTAAAGCGCCTATTACTCAGGACACTTGTGAAGCATCAAGCAAAGAAGCAGCGGCAAAAATCTTTGAAGAGCGTCACGGTCCAGCAAAAATCGTTGCAGGCCCTACTAAAGTCAGCGACTAATTAACGCTTAAATCCAAGCATATCTTTAACATTCTGCACTTCGTCTTTTATCTCTTGACGAACAAATTCTGCAGGAAGTCCTAATGCTGGTTTCGTATCCCATTTTAAATGTGAATATGGTCCATCGGCTTCTACGTACTGTAGAAACGCTTGTACTACTTTGTTACCCTCATACGGGTTTCTCCAGTGTTCGTGCCTACGTCCACTGTATATAACAATATCACCAACATCTAAATTAATCTCGTGTTCAACACCATCTTCATTTTTAATGTATATTGGCCAATTGTATTCTGGTTCTTTTGATATTGCAACTGATACCGATACTTCAGAGCTAGGTCTGTCAAAGTGTTTTTTAAGTTGCGATCCTTTATAATATATCCTAGCATAAGAGTACACTGGTACCAACTCATGACCCCATTCTTTTGCAACCAAAGGATTTAGTTTTACCATCAATGTTTCAAACATCAAGGGAGCGTATCTCGCAAAAGTGTTTTCTTCAAGGTCAGATAAGTCGGCACCAGCATACAATACTTTACAAACTTCTTCCATCAGTTCGTACTCTAATGCAAGAAATTCGCAGAGTTCTGTTGATACTGCGCCTCGTATAATTTTGTAATCTTCTATCATAGTAATGGCATTAACCCCATATTACCAAAAGGTCTTTCTTCATAATTTCTAATAAAAGAATTATTTGGTATTGAATGTACATCAAACCCTATTGTTGTTCTATAACCTTCATATGGTTCTAGTACTTTAACTTCGTGTTCAGCATGTCCTGGTCCTAAATATATTTGACCTGGCTTGTTATCAATAGTCCAATTATCAAATATAGTTTGTGTACTTTTAGGATCAATGCTAATATATCCGTGCCAATCAAATTCATGTCCGTGTCGTGTTAAGCATTCATCTGGTCTATGATAGTTTAACCATGCTTGTATCCACAGTGGTCGATCATCACCTATATTACTTCTTACAAATGTTCCAAGCTCTTTATATATGTTATAAAAAATAGTGCTAGGTGCAGTTAGTGCAAACACATTGTACAAATTATATGACCATGTGCTGTCATTATTATCAGAAAATATTTTCTTAAAAACACCATGTGCGTTATCTAAATGATCAAAAATCTGAGTCTTATTCTCGATTATATATTGACTTTGGTGTAAGTAGTATTCGCTCATCCTAGTTGAACCCTATCTAAATTAATGTTAATAACAGATCTATATGCAGAATCTTTACAATAACTGCTAGTATGATAATACTTTCCTGGGAATACAACTACTCTACCTTGTTTAGGTGTAACACGTTCTTTAATTGTAAACTTGTTCTCTTTGATACGCATAATATCATCAGTACCAGGATCATAAGTATCATTTGTTTCATTAAAAATAATAGTATCACCGTCACAATCGTTTACATAATAAATTGCATTCCAATGTTCAAAGAAGCTGTCTATGTGCGGCATATGGTATTCTAACGTGCTTGTTTTGTTAGGTAGGGTCAAGTTAGCTCTCATGCGTATTAACCTGTTATACGGCGTCTTAGACGCACTAGTAATGCTTAAAACAAGCGGATATATAAAATTAAAGTGTTGACTTACTGCTTGTTGTTTTTCGTAAAAGAAGTGATTAAAACCTGCATGATTGCTTTCACCTTGTAGTTCTGCATCAGGAGAAACCATGTTCTGATTAAAGACCCAACCAAATTCCCAACCAGTTAATAATGTTCTAATATGGTCTGAATAATCTTTAGGAATTACATCATCAAGTATTAAAATATCATTTGTCATTGTGTTGGATACCTCTGTACTGCTGTTCCGTAAAACGTTAACATAAGTGTATTTGGTTTGTATTTTAGAATTTTATAATGTTCTTTAGGATCCCATAGTACACATCTGTTGTAAACATTTTCTATGTTTATTGTAGGATTATGTTTATTATCATAAAAACAAATACCAGAATCTAGTTCAGTGTTTTCTGTTAAAAATACTGTACCAGCAATATTTGCTTGTGTGCTGATTTGTTTAATTTGATCAATACATCTTTCATTCATTTTTTGATATTCGCAATGTAAGAATGTAAACATTTCTTTACCAAGCACATGTTTAATAAGTTTACCTAGTAATCTTTCAAACATATCTATATCAAGTTCATCTAGTGTTGCTGAACGTGATCCTGGAAAAACAGAATTATCTTGGTCAACAAACTCTTGTTTATTTGCATGATGCTCTACTAGCCAAGGCTGCTCAAAGAAGTTGTCAATAACTTTTACAGGTTGTGTAATATTTCTAATCATATTGCCCTCGCAAAAAATACTTGTGTAAGCCTTGAGTCTTTAATAGTATTACCATAAAAGTGTTCAGGACTATGCCAAAGCCTAGTATCAAAAATAATAGCTCTGTTATATACACTTTCCATTGTTACTGTTTTTTTAAATTCTGCAACTTGTGCTTCGCGTATTTGATTAAATTCTTCTTTTTCTTTTGCTGGAACATCTAATACATCTTGCATAAACACTTCTGCATATTTGCCACCATCAAAATCCATATCTTCGTATATTACTGTTCCTGTTCCTTGAGGTGCTTCTTTGTTTAAGTATACAACTCCTGCTACATTTAATTTAGGATCATCGTCATGTACCCAGCCACGTGTGTATGATTCTGGTGTACTATGAAACGCTGTTTGTATTTCGTCAAACCCTGTATAACCATAATCTTTAAGATATACTAGTAATTTTTTACTAAAAAAGTCTAAACTTTTTTGATCAAATTCATGAAACAGTTTAGTTCTTACACCTGGCCAACTTCCTCTATCACCTTTAAAGTATTCTAAACTAAGTGCATATTCTCTTACTTGATCAGGCTCTTCATAAAAATTATCAACTACCATAGTAGGTAGGTAAGGATATGTAAATCTATCCTTTAGATTTTGAGAAACAATACGAGAACTAGATTGTTTGTCACGCTCTAGTAATTCATTTATATACTGCTCTTTATCCATCTATTTGTCTCGCTGTAAAGTTCATAGTCATTACAATCCTTTTTGTAAACATCTTAGGACATGTACTTGCATGATAGTGTCTTCCGTTGAATACTAATACTTTACCTTGATGTGGCATACTTTTATGCATAGGCTTGTATTTTTCTGCCTCTTCTGTTTCGTGAAATACAACAGTTTCACCATCACACTCATTAACATAGTAACATGCAGTATAATGATCTACTTCAAAATCTACATGCGGTGTGTTATGTTGATATCTTACATGCGGCATCATATACTTTGTATTAAGTAAAAAGCCTAAGCGCATACGTAACAGTTGGTCTAGTTCTAAACCTGCTTTTGCACAAGTATTCTGTAACAACGGAGTAAAAAATTCTAATCCTGGATTTTCTTTATTGTTAGGATGATATACTAGATTTGCAAAACTAGGTGTAGATGTATTAAGAGTATCCTTCTTTTCAAATGTTGTATCTTCCATAAAATGCCAATCAAAAGTAATATCAGTCACTACATCAAATATTTGTTTTTGGTAATCTTTTTCAATTACATTTTCTATTTCAATCGGTTTAAACATTGTTGATCCTATAATAATTTCTATCTACTGCATTTTCCATTGGCTCTGTTGGCAGTTTCTGCCAGCATGGAATACTTAGAGATATTCGTTTGCCTTTAGGATATGCACAATGATACTGTCTTGAGGGGATATATAATGCATCTCCCGGTTCTAATTCTACGTCAATATCTACTTCCATGTCTTTATCTTGTAACTTACCATTCATTAATCCTGTTCTATGCATGTAAGAAATTTTATTTTTATACACTTTCCATCTAGTTTTTCCTTCTGCTTGAATAATAAAATTACAAGGATAATCATCATGTATTGTAAAAGACTTAGAATCTTTTAGCCCACAATACACATGTATTGCAGCATGTATACTAAACATATTTTCAAATACGTTTAAAAAATCCATTGTTTTTTGATTATGAAATCCGTAATCTAAACAGATTAATCCGTAACCAGCATTTACTTTATCAAATATAAAACCTTTATCTTGCACACCTCTATCATAAATCCAATTTTTTCTACTAACAGGTATTTCAATTTTACTGCTATCTGGACTTATAAGTTCAAAGTTATAACGTTCTGTTTTATTTGTGTGCTGTTCAATATCTTGCCAAGTAACCAATTCGCTAGGATTGTCAAGCAACTTCTTAAAGAAGTGTGGCTTATCTTCAAACGCTAAGTTTGTTTCGCTAAGTATTCTTCTGCTGAAGTCGTTCATCATCTGTCCTTATTAATTTAACATTAAAAGATACACTTACTCTATCTTCTTCTGTTGTATTTCTTTCAACACCATGCGGTAACCAACCCGGAAACAATATTAATTTACTTGATACTGGTTCATAAGCAATTGCTGCTGCACTAATAGGTGTATAGTTTTTCATTGGTGCTGCTGATGCAATAATAAAATCTTGCATATGATTTTTGTAAACATTTAAATTACCCTGTCCTGGCTTTGCACTTACATAGTACACACCAGATATAAAACTATTATCGTGTATATGTACTGAATTAGTATTACCTTGCCTGTTAATATTAAACCAAAAGTTTTCCATTATAGGATAACAATATTCTTCGTAATAACCGTAATCTCTAATACACTGATTTACTTGTTGCATAATTGCATCGTGTAATGGTTTCATTGAATCGTATGCATCAGGCCTAAAATCTTTTGATTGCCAGCCTCCTTGATTACTTAGTACTCTTCCATTGTCATCTTCTTTGTGCAGTTGATAACAAAGTTTTAGCATGTCTGTATTGTCTAGTTCTGTTTGCTCCCACCAAACTGGAGTAGGAAAGAACATATCCATATTCATCATAACCTTAACTCCAAGTCGCCCATTCTAACTTCAGGAGGAAAATCATCTGAAAATGCAAATGTATGACTCCATCTAAAATCTACGTTAGATGAAATAACTGCTGCATGACTAATATCTGCTCTATACATTGTCATTTTGCCTTCTACTGATGGCGCTGATCCCATATACTTAAATCCCCATTGTGCTAATTCTTCGTCTGACATATTGAACCAAGCATCTGCTCTTTGTGGTTTATCTGCAATTTGTGACCAACGCTCATACATAGGATGATCTTTATCTGTTTGAAAATCGTATAGACTATCTTTTACAGTTCCTTCGTACTTGTAAAGTTTTGTACAAGAATCTACTAAGTCGTGTCCTGTAAACCATAAATTACCTACTAAACCTTTAGGATAATCAACATGCGGAATTCGCCAGCAACTAATAGGTTTAGCTCTTTCTTTATAATATACATTACCCCATTCATGTATTTGCGGATCAAACATATTGCTTTCTACATTTTTTAAATAAAAATCACGCAATAAGAAACATATATTTTTATATGTCCAGTCTGGTAAATGTATTGTATCAAATGGATTAGGATCTAAATTACCTTCTGCATTGTTATCTTTTACAATAGGAAAAGACTTTACTAAGCCTTTAAAAAAATTAAAGCCGTCATCATAAAAAGGATTATCAGCAATCCAATATCCAATACCTTCACCTAAGTCAAAGTACTCGGCTTTAAAGTCCTCTAAGGACTTTACCTTTATAACACTATCGATAGTGTTTGCATCTGGATAACAAATTTTAAAGTCCATTATTTAATATTAATAGTCATTACAATTCTTTCTTGGTCTGTTTTGTTTTCTGTAACAAAGTGTTTTAACCAACTAGGAAAAATAATAACATCTCCTGTTTTACATTGCACTTCTTGCAATGTTTGTGTTTCGTTTACTATAGGAAAGTTTGTGAAGTGATATTCTAAAGGATTTCTAAAAACAATATTGCCGCTATCGGGTGGGCATTTGATATAGCAACTTGCTACAAACGTACTATAGTTGTGACAATGCTCTTCAGTATATCCTGTCTTGTAATGTCTATTAAACCAAGAACCGATAACCGATGACTGTCTTTCGTAAAAATTTAATTCTTCTTTTATTCCTGTTAACTTAGTGCCTAGCCAATGGTGAAATTCAGCAAGTTCTTCCCAAGTGTGGGGCTGCTGTCTTTCAGGCAAAGTTACAGTAGATAGGGCGGCGCCTTTTTCTAAACTAGAATTTCTCTCAACTGAATCAAAAACTTCTTCTATTGATTGTTCTATTTCGTCATATGGAAAGTTATAACTGTATTTCCAAATTGTAGGCGGAAAGAGGTGTATGCCTCCCTCATTAGTCGGACTTACCATGTTCTTCCTCATAGGTTTCAATCGCTAAATCTAAACCCATAAGTGTGCCTTCCATCTTTAGAACATCAGTTGAAAGTTCTTGTCTCTTTGCAAAGTCAATAGAAGTAATACCATACGGATTTAATTTTAAATCAGCAAATTCTTCTTCTAATTTGGCAAGTTCTTCGTTGCTTTTAGTCATGTCAGCTTGAAGTTGAGCTTTTACAGCTTCCAACTTAGTGACAACATTTCTATTTTTTTCTGTCATTGTAATCATCCTTTGTGTTTATACTTAGTTAAGACTGCCTTTGCCCTTTTTAATCTTGATGCTAAAGTGTCTTTATCTAGCAACGAGCAGTTTGCAGCATAATTATATGCTTTTTCTCTCTGTATGTCAACTTCAGTTGGTTGTGATGCAACTGAATAATCGTACGCACTATAATTCAGTTCACTTCTTTTAATAGGAATGTACTGAGCTAATGGCGTTCCTGCTCTAATTAATGTTTCTCCTTCTAAAACATTCCAGAACAGTTGTAAGTTTATTACGTGTGATTGCATTGGATCTAGTATACCATGTGCTGATGTAAACCTAGGCTCATTAGCATATGTAAGTGGTAATTGTAACAATACAATATCGTCTGAAGCTTCAACTCTCCAAGGAGTTTCTACTTTTACTGTTGTCCTTAATGTGTTTTCAACATCATCAAGCACAGGTACAGTTTGACTTTCAGTATGCATCATAATATATGATTCAGTACCTGGCATTTCTTTGTCAAACTTAATCGGTTCGCGCCATTCAAAACTAACACCGTCACCATTTGTTCTAATAATAAAGTCTGCTGGTGCTGGTACTATCCATCCTGTCATAGCAACTTTTCGTATTCCAGGACACTTAGCAACGTTAGCTTCTAGTCTTTCAACTTGCGGAGGGGGTTGATTTTTTGTAAAGTTTCTTGGTAATTTAGATGCTTGAAAAATAGGATAAACATCTGCAACTCCAGGATACAGACTATAGAACCGCAAGTGTGGCTTTTGCTTATTAAAAAACTTTTTAATCAAGCTCGTAATCATCTTTCCCGCCATATATGTTTTCTTTTAAGTACTCATAATGACTAGGTAGATTCTCTAGATGATCTAATACAAAATTTTTATACTGTTGATACATGCGATCAACTGCACCTATTTCCTCTTGTATATCTACTTCGAATCTACGACTAGATCCTCGTAAAACTAACTCAGGTGTAGCAGTCGCTCTAATGCCCATTCCCGCTGTAATAAAACAATTTCCTGTATATGTTTCATCGTACGCATGTCCGCCTACAATGTTACCAATCATAGCAACATACTGTGAATGTTTTTGCATTTCATCTGAATGCATAAGCGGATCATATTCATTTATTTCAGTACACCATCTCCAGTATGGAGTGTCTTCTCTCATAGAGAATGCATAGTGTTGTGATACAAAGTCTCTAAACTTTTTAACATCATATTCACAAGAAAAGTTAAAGCCTTCTCGTTCAGTTCTAGTTACATGGCCGTCTCTTGTGTTTAATATATCAACTAGTTTAATAATATTTTCGTGTGTAGTTAACAGTCCTGTTGATTCTAATGGCTCAACAAATCCGTAACTAAGTCCTACACCTACTACATTACCTTTCCATGCTCTATGTCTATAACCATGTTTAATTTTAACTTCAAACATTTCTGCTGCTTCAGCAATTTCTGGTGTATGTGCTTCTGCAAGATGTTTTCTAAACTCTACTTGAGCTTTTTCTGGTGTTGTAAACCTTGATGAGTAAACATAGCCTGTACCAATTCTATTCCATAAAGGAATGTTCCATACCCAACCATTACCAAGTGCATGGCAATCAGTTACGTTGTGCATTTGTTTTTCTCTATCAGTATAAGGTAATCTACAT